CCCACACGAAATCACATTGTCCGTACCCGTCAGGCCAAAGCCTCCAGCGTTGTGGGCGAATAGGTAGGCAACGTATGTACCGCCAGATGCGTTGATGTTGTTTGAACTATTAAGCGCACCGATGTTAATTGTTGTTGCGGAAAAATCACCCCCAGCGGTAGAGCTATTTGCAGCAGCAGTATTATTTAAACCTGTTCCTGTATTTGAAAAAAGTGCGTAATCGTTATCTGCTTTACGAGAAACAACAAACCAATCGCCTGTAGAGTCAGTGCGTTTTATGATAATACAACCCGGCTTCGATCCGAGGTTGTGTGAAATTGTGTTGCCTGCCCCTGTCCCCGTATACGTCACAACATCAAAGAACTTTGGCTGCTTGCGGAATGTCCATGAGGCGTAGGTGTACCCGCTAATGTTGTTGTTTGAGCTTGTCCCGGCTATGGTAAATCCATTGGAGTTGTAAGTCGTGTCGCCACCAAGCGCGGCACTAGCGTTGGTATTATTGGTACACAAAGAATTTACAGAACCCCGTGCCGTATCAAACAGCATGTGGTTATAGCCTTCATTGCGGCATTTAAACCAAACCAGCCCGCCTTTGGTAGACAGATCAATGCCGTTGGTAATGGTTTGGGTAGAGCTATTACCAGAATAAAGCCACGTAGAAAAATATTCCTCTATGTATTTAGGTACGACAGGTACGCCGCCACCAAAGGCATCGTAACTAGCTGCACCGCTTGTTGCTTGTAATGGCATAGATTAAGCCTTAAATTGTGTGTTGCTTGCCAAGACGGTGAAGGTTGCACTACCTGTCTTGATGATGAGGTAGCGGTAGCTGTCAATACCACTTGCGTTACCTGCTGTAGGAGCGCCGCCAAGCCACACGGTGGTCACGCCAGAGGTTGTGCCGTCAATCTGCACAGCAGAGTTGTAGTAAGCAGTAGAGCCTTGAGTGACCAAGAAAGCCACGGTCATAGACTGGCCTGTGGACATCAGTGTGTCCAACGATGTGCCGCTAGAGCCTCGGAAGTTCACTGTCCAGTTAGCACTTGCATTGCTGGTGTAGTAAAGGACTGACTGAGTTGTGATGTCGTAAGCAATAGTGCCTGTAGCTGCTGTGGCAGAGACTGTTGCGACTTCTGCTGCATCGTTCAAGATGATGGCTTGTGCTGAAGATGTGCCAGCAAATGTCTTAGTGCCTGTAAAGGTCTGAGCGCCAGCAAGGGTTACGTCACCTACGGCTAAATCACCAGAGCCTAATAGTGTATTGCTGTTTATGGTTTTGATGCTTGTGCCCGAAACCAGTGCTGGCTGTACACCTGTCAACGTGTTGTCTGCAAACGCAATAGTCTTGTTCGTCAGCGTTTGAGCAGCCGCTGTACCAACAACACCTGTCAACGTGTTGTTAGCATACGCAATTGTTTTATTGGTCAGTGTATTTGTACTAGATGCTGTTAAGTAATCGCCAGCATCAATCAAATAACTAAGAGCGTTCCATGCCGATGAACCATTACCAATTTTAATCTTACTGGTATTTGTTTCAGCACCAAGTTCGCCTTGCGCCAAGATGGGATTTGCTGAAGTCCAATTTGCAGCAGTATCCCGTCTAATTTGAATCATATCAGCCATTAGCTGTTCCTCCGTTAATTGATTGAGCAGCAGTATATATGCTATTAGCAAAACCACCGTCTGCACTATTAAAAACAACAGTTGTTGTAGGGGCAACAAGTCCCCAACTACTTCCATTATACACTTTCATCACGCCCAAACTGGAATTAAAATACAAAGCGCCAATTACCAAAGCAGCACCATCATTGTCCAATGTTGGATCAGAAGACTTAACACCAAGATAACGATCATCAAAGCTGTCATAGCTTGCGGCAGCAGCGGCGGCTGAAGCAGAAGCAGAAGCGGCACTGGCAGCAGCAGAAGCTGTATCACCAAACGTTGTATCAACGTAAGCTTTAGTAACCGCGTCTGTACCAGTTGTTGGTGTACCAATGCCTGTAATCTTATTGCCACCCATTGCAATAGCACCAGTCATAGTGCCGCCAGCAAGAGCAAGCTTCGTAGCAATAGAGTTGGTAACAGTGGTAGCAAAGTTGGGATCATCACCCAATGCAGCAGCCAACTCATTCAATGTATCAAGAGTACCGGGTGACGAGTCAATCAGGTTGTTGATGACAGTGTCAACGTATCCCTTGTTAGCGGCATCAGCACTCAGTACAGGAGTTGCTACGTTGGCAATCACTGTGTTGGTTACATCAATTGTGCCGTTAACAGTAACGTTGTTAAAGCTGGAGTTGCCAGAAGAGGCTGTGACATTACCAGTGAGGTTGCCTGTGACGTTACCAGTGAGGTTGCCTGTAAAACCTGTGTTGGCTGTGATGGTAGTACCAGTGACAGCAGCAGGTGTAGCACCACCAATAACAGTGCCATCAATAGTGCCACCATCAATGTTCACTGTAGGGAGTGTAGAAAGACCAGTGACTATAAGAGTGCCACCGACAGTTGCGTTACCTGTTGCAATCAGAGCAGTAACTGTAGCAGCAGCAGGTGTTGTCGCTCCAACAACAGTGTTGTCAATAGTGCCTGCATTGATGTCAGCAGTATCGGCAACCAAGCTATCAATGTTTGCTGTGCCATCAATGTACAGGTCTTTAAATTCTAATGAGCCAGTACCAAGGTCAATGTCGTTGTCTGTAACTGGAACAATAGCACCGTCTTGGAAGCGAACTTGTTCTACAGCAGCAGCGCTAACTTCAACGAACACACCAACTCGGTTGTTAGTTGTGTCAACAGCCACTTTGTTTCTAGCATCGCTATCAGCAATCAAAGGAACGTAATGACCCTCTGCCGCTGTACCATCGTGCTTGTGACCTGCTGTTTGCTCGAAAGCATCACGCAGAGCGTTAAGCTCGTTATTGATTGGTGCTGCACGTACAACAGCGGTTGGTACGATGTCAGCAGCAGATTGTCTTACATATCCAGTCAAGATTATCTCCTGTCATTAGTTGCATAGTTCAGGACCAAGCCCTGAATTGTATGACTAGCATTGGTGTCGTTAGTCACGTATTTGAAAGCGATAGAGAAACCAGAACCAGTAATGTTAGTCTTCTCCACTGGTGATGGATTACCATCAAAAATAGCATTAGCATCGTATACAGCTTCGTTGTAGTAAGCTGCTGCACCTGCCGTTGTTATAGCATAGTTGGCAGGGTTGAACACACCAACAGAGTCATCGAAGTCGTATGACACAGCCAATGCAATGTTGCTTGATCCTTCACTACGAAGGAACGTTGTCACGCTGTAGAAGTTCTTACGAATCGTGGGGTCTTGGAAGTAGAAGTAGGGAGTCTGATATACAGACAAGATTTCATTACCACCAAAAGATGTGCCACTTTCTTGTGCATATACTTTACCTGTGGAATCTCCGTGTATAACAACTTCGTTTGTACCAACATAACCGCTGGAAGCACACGTAGCAGGAATACCAAATATCTGACTAAATTCAAAACCGATAGAGCCGTTGTTGTCTCTCAAGCCACCCAAGATGCCGAAGCTACCATCGTTAGGAATGAAGAAACGAAACTGAGACTTCTTACGAACAACAACACTACTCAATGTTTCAACATCAATGTCTTCAGCAATCAGCTCCTGCAAGATGGCATTAATCGTAAACTGAATCTTCTTAGACACAGTCTCAAGTTGAACGTCACCGATGTTAGCAGTACCTGCAATGGGTCTGAAACCATCTGGTCCAAGGAACAGCAAGTTGCCACCAATCTCAATGACACTATCAGGAACAACACAACCTAAGTTGGTAGTTACTTCGGCAACAACAAAGTCTGCAATATTTGTACCTGTCAAACTCTTGATTGCACTCTTACCGAAGATATACAACACATCACGGAATTGTTTTATCTGAACAATATCAAAACCTACGTTGATGACACCAGCGCCATTGGCTGGATTAAAGTCAACATCATTAAGGGGTGAAGAGAAGTAGAGGTTGGACGGCTCCGAAGGATCACCAGCTAAGAAGATATGGCTCTTATATGCAGCAGCATACTTAGGTGCAGAAGGAGCGTTTGCATGTGTAATCTGAGTGTAGGTGGTGCCGTCATAAACAGCAGCAGGATTGACACCATCCGTCAATACCATCCTGTCACCAAACCAGTTGTAGCGGATAAACCTAACCTTCTTCACACCCGTCATTGTGACAGTACCGGGTGTAGTAATGGCAGTCCAAGATGATGTAGAAGCTACCCACTTATGGAAGTAAGCTGTACCAGCTGAAGGAGCGCGGCAAGCAAAGATGGCATCGTTGATGTTCTCGGAAATCATCACACCAAGCACAGAACCTGTACCGGGAACAGTGCCGTAGCTATTCGCATACCCGCTGATGCGACGATAACCACCGCTTGTGGATGGCTCGTAGTTGATTAAAGAATAAGCAGCACCGGGTTCGTTTTCACCCTGTGTCAACACGTCTTTGTTTGTGTTAAGGCCACCTATAGAGACAACCTTGAAACCATTAATGCGATCTGCCATTACATCACTCTAGGTGAAACCAGCGCAGGGACAATCATTGTCGAGCGCATAGTAAGAGGTTCATCCATCAACAAACGGCGCATGGTCTTGATGCCATTGTCAAACTTATCACGATGGATGGCAGCGCTCTGTTCGTTAGAGCGGTACAACATCATGTAGGTCATAGCACCGTCAATCAATACGTTGTCGAATCTGGAAGGTACGATACAAGCATCATCAGCCTCAACCAAGTCGGTAGGGAATTTCCAATATTTGTATTCAACTTCATAAGTCTGATCAGACTTTGGAGATACACCGAAGAAGCCATTTTGTGTTTGATACACAACTTCAGGAGCACCATAGCCGCCAGAACCTGTCTGGTCTTCAATGGGCCTGCGCTCGTCCAAGTATTGTGTGTAGGTCAACACAGACAAACGCTTGGGTTGATTGTTAGCGGCTGTGAGTTGTTTGAGATAGAACGATTCCCAATCAACACTTGAGAAGTCTGAAGGAAAAGCATAGGTGGCTGTGCCATCTGTAGAGAGTGTTTTAGTCACTGTCGTCAAAGCGAAAGGCCACTCCTGAGCCGAATGCATCAATTCTCTAACAGATGAATTGATGGCAATTTTAGCTAGAGCTTGGACGTTTCTAGCATTGTTAAAATCGGTAGAGTCCATAGTGACTTCACCCATTCTACGCAGCAATTCATTTGTTAAAGAGATGTATGTTGACATAGTTATAAGCAAGAAAGGGGTGAGCCTTTGACGACCCACCCCATAAGTTACAGGCGATTAAGCCAGTTGATCGCGGTCAACTTCTTCGGTTGCAGGACGGCCATCAACGTTCATCAACACGGCCCACACACGAGCAACACCGGAGGTGGGTGCAGTGGTAGCAGTGGCGATCAGCAAGTCGATAGTATCAGCAGTAGCACCGATCACAACAGGCTGGAAAGCAGCAGCGTTTTGAGCGTAAGCACCAGCGGTAGCAGCGTCAGCATCAAAACCATCAACAAATACATCAGCGTCAACGCCTGTAATACCCAAGTCAAATGTGTTATCGCTAGTCTCGCCGCCGAGGACGGTGGTGATTTCGATACCAGCATTCAAGATGACAGTGTTAGTAGGAACGGAGATGCATTCGATAACGTCAGCAGCGGCCAAGGCAGAACCTTTAGCAGTTGTGGCAGCAGCGAAGTCGATGAACTTATCAACCAGATAAGGCACGGAACCAGCGGTGCGACCAGCGGAAGCGCCACCAGCGATGGTAGTAATAGTAGCCATTTTAAATTTCCTTTATGTGTAAGTATATAAACGGGGAAGCCTTTTGAGCCTCCCCTGTTTTATTAGGCTACGTTGTACTTTGCAGTAACGATGCCTTCAGGACGCAAGATTTTGCGACCATACAAGTGCATACCACGCACGATGTCAGCGAAGCTGTCGGGGTCACGGTATGTCTCAGTCTTTGTCAACTGTTGAGCAGTTGCCACAGCGGAGTCATGACCAGCAACGATCACGCCGAAGTTAGACGACTGAGCAGAAGTACCAGAAGTACCGGGACCAGTGCCGATCTTAGGTGTGTTGTTGGACACATAAACACGGAAGCCGTGCAGGTTGTTCAGGATCAGGCCGTTTTGCAGACCGGAACCACCGAAGTCACCATTCAACAGGCGGCTGTCTTCGTCTTTCAGCATCTCAATGAACACTGGATCAACGACCAACCAACGACCTTGACTGTCAACAAACTGTGTATCCAACAGACGACCCATACGGGCAATCACGGTCAGAGGGGACACAGTGGTAGTGGAAGCGCCAGTAGCACCGGGGAAACGTGGAGCCAAAGGAATCGAATCACCAGTAGAACCAGCAGTAGTCAGGTTGCCGAAGTTAGGGCGGCTCAACTTCATTGTGGACAACAGTTCGTCAGAACCAGCAGTGGCGATAGCCTTAGTGCCGGGAGCAGTGGTACGAGCGGTGTCACCGTTCACATGCTTAGCAGACTGAGCGTAGCCAGCCAAATAAGCCAACACGTCTTGGTCATAGTTGTCGCGCAAACGATAAGCAGCACGATCCGATGCCATCTGCATGAAGTTCACATGTGAGTGAGCAGCTTCGATGTCGTCGATCTTGAAGGCGTAGTAGTTAGCTTGGTCAACAACCAAGGTGAAGTCTTCGTCGTCGAGGTCTTGAGCGGTGATCTGAGTACCACGAGCGTAAGCTTGGACTGACACCTCTGGCTCTTTAATTATCTTGACACTATCCCCCATATTAGCGATTTCACCGAAGTAATCGCTATTGGTGATGTCTTCAACTGTAGAAGCTTTACGGAAAGCAAGCTGTACTTGCTTGCTGTAGATGACTGGAGAAAAATTGCCGTTAGGCAGGTTGCCGTAACCGGCAGCGGATGGGAAAGCCATGATAAGTTCCTTATAGATAAATGTATGGCATATACTAAAATACGCTCACTCAAGTTCCACAGGGCTGTATCAACTAGGTGTATGACAAACC